ATGCAACAGCTCAAGTTGAAGCTAACAAAAGAATTGCTACATTAGCATTTGAGAATGCTAAATTGGAGCAAAGAAAACAAACACAACCAGTTGAACAGAAACCTGTACAACTATCAGACGGTGGTAAATTACCAGAACAAACTCCACAATCATTACCTCAACCTGACCCTATGGCAGAAGCCTGGGCAAGTAAAAATACATGGTTTGGACAAGATAGAGCCATGACTTTTACAGCATTTGAAATCCATAAGGATTTAGTAAATGAAGGTTTTGATCCTCAATCTAACGAATATTATGCAGAAGTTGATAATAGAATAAAAGTTGACTTTCCTCATAAATTTGGTAATACTGAAACTAAGCAAACGACCAAGCCCGTTCAGTCGGTCGCTTCAGCTCAACGAAGCGTAAAACCTGGTCGCAAAACTGTGAGACTCACATCATCACAAGTAGCAATAGCTAAAAAATTAGGTGTGCCACTCGAAGAATACGCAAAACAAATAAAAATCACGGAAGGAGCGTAAAATGAAAAAAGAAGAAAAAAAAGTAACTTCACGTGCGAGTCAAACACGGTCAAATACTGAAAGACCAAAAGTGTGGACTCCTCCATCTTCTCTAGATGCACCCCCTGCACCTGATGGATTCAGGCACAGATGGATACGGGCAGAGAGTTTAGGATTTCAAGATTCTAAAAATATCTCTGGAAGATTAAGATCTGGATACGAATTAGTGAGAGCTGATGAATATAAAGATTCTGATTATCCTGTAGTCACTGAAGGAAAATACAAGGGGATCATTGGGGTTGGTGGCCTACTGCTGGCTAGGGTACCTGAAGAGATCGCGAAGCAAAGAACTGAGTATTATGCAAAACAGCATAAGGGTCAGGAAGAAGCGGTTGAAAACGATTTAATGAGGGAACAGCATAAGAGTATGCCTATCGATGTTGACAGGCAATCTCGTGTAACCTTCGGTGGTACAAAGAAAAGTTAATTTTTTAACTATTCTCGGGATAACAACCAATTCCCTACTATCGATTAAATTAACCCGTCCACTTAGGTGGACAAAAGGAGACAACTATGGCTAATAGAAATAGCGCAGGTTTCGGATTTATAGCTGCTGGTACTTTGGGGAATACTCCATCGACTCAGGGCTTATCTGAATACTTTATAGATGCTGGTGACTCTGCAAACAAATTCAATGGTGGTTGCGTTCAAGTAACTGCTGGATACATTGTTACTGCAGAAGATTCCGACACTGCTGAGTCAGTAGGTGTTTTACAGGGTATATTTTACAACGCAGCAACTACACTAAAACCGACGTTTGCGAATGCATACATTGCAACAATTACGCCGGCTAACAGTGAAGATACAAAAGCGTTTGTAAATGATAACCCTTTCCAATTGTATAATGTGTCAACTGATGCAGCAGTAGCTTCTACTGTTGTTGGTGCACATGCTTTATACCTTGACACATTTGGTGTGAACACAGGTGGAAGCACTACAACTGGAAGATCAAGCACTACACTCAACATTGGAGCGACTCACGCAACTAACGACACATGGAGACTTGTTAGAAGTGCAGAAGACCCAGAAAATAATGATCTGACGGCTGCTAATTGTACCGTTGTTGTAGTCCAAAACTTAAACCAGTACATTGATAGTTCTGGAAGTTAATAACTGAATAGGAATAAATTATGGCTATATCAAGAACACAACTAGTTAAGGAACTAGAGCCAGGTTTGAATGCACTATTCGGCCTGGAATACAAACGTTACGAGAATCAGCATGCTGAGATCTATGTAACTGAATCAAGTGACAGAGCTTTCGAAGAGGAAGTAATGTTATCTGGATTCGCTAACGCACAAACGAAAGCAGAAGGTTCTGGAGTGGCTTTTGACAGCGCTCAAGAGACTTACACTGCACGTTACACTCATGACACAATTGCATTAGCATTTGCGATCACTGAAGAAGCTATCGAAGATAATCTTTACGATAGAATTTCTTCTAGATACACAAAAGCTCTTGCAAGATCAATGTCTAATGCTAAACAAGTTAAAGCGGTAACACCTTTAATCGATGGCCTTCCGTCAACGGATGGTTTTGATTCAGGTGATGGCGTTTCATTGTTCAACACTGCACACACAACTGTAAGTGGAACAAACGTCAAAAACACTTTAACTACGCAAGCAGACTTGAACGAAACATCATTGGAGCAATCTTTAATAGATATCGCTGCAATGACTGACGAGCGTGGATTGAGAATAGCAGCAAGAGGAGTAAAAATGATTATTCCTTCTGCTAATCAGTTTACAGCTGAGAGATTGATGAAATCTCAAGGCAGAACTGGAACAGCTGATAATGATATCAATGCGATTGGATCAATGGGAATGATTCCTCAAGGATACAGAGTGAATAATTACCTAACTGATTCTGATGCATTCTACATTATTACAGATGTGCCTAATGGAATGAAAATGTTCCAAAGAGCACCTCTGAAGACTGCTATGGAAGGTGACTTCGATACTGGAAACGTTAGATACAAAGCTAGAGAAAGATACTCATTTGGAGTATCTGACTATAGAGGTATCTTCGGCGTTGAAGGTGCGTAAGCATAACTAAATTTTGTGGCGGGACATAGTTCCGCCACATTTTCTAAAGAAGGTAAGAGAATGAAAAAATTCCTAGTAAATATTTGGGCTTATGATTATCATGCAAAATTTGAAGTTTTGTGTGAAGATAACCCTATTTCTCTTGAACAATCTATCCTTGACAAGTTGGGAGAAAAGAGTATAAAATGGGAATCAGCGGGAATGTTTTCGGACAAACTCCAAAGAATAACCTATGAGGAGGTTATAAATGATGCAGACACATCTACAAGATCTATACAAACAGAAAAAGTCACTGGATCTACAATGGGAGCAGGAGCATCTTAATGAGGGTAGATATACTCTCAATATGGTTAGAATTGACCACAAAGTCAAAGAAGTTATTAACCATATTAAAATGGCTGAGGCTAAAAAAGCCCACCTTGATAACAAGGTTGATGATGCGGCCCCCCAAGTTTCTGTAGCTACTTAGTAAAAAGCTACATCGTTGGAAAAATCCAATCCACACTACAGGCCCTCTTGCACTCTACTAAAAAATAACATATAATTCACTTACTATACAAAAAATAAAAAATTAAATGTAGACGCGTATAGTCGACATGCCCCTAGGGACTACATTTAAAATATTCTAGGAGGAATATTATGGCAAACACAACATTTAGCGGTCCGGTCCGTTCGGAGAACAACGTACAGCTAATCAGTAAAACAGCATCTACAGGTGTAGTTCACGACAGAACTCAATGTTTCGGATTACATGATGCAAGAAGATATTATCTTTATGAGCCTTTCTATCAAAGACCAGGCCTTAATGCGATAAATATCATCGACCCTGACGCGGATGATGCATCAGCGTTAGCAGTAACACAAGCAGCGAACAAAAACTTTGAAACATTAGGTACTAACATGACGACTGCTTTAACGACTTTTCCAGGAACTCAAGCAGGAATCTTAATGACAACTGCTGGTGCAGACCAGGATCAGTCAATTCTTTTACCACATTTAGATACTAACCAATCAGCTTGGTCTAAAGTTCTATGGGGTACTGAGAATCAGGTTGAATGGGAATGTTCAATTTCTTTACCTGCACTTGATAACCAAAAAGTTTGGGCTGGTTTAAAGTTAACTAATGATCAATTAGTTGCAACTGATGACGACCAAATCTTTTTCAAGTTTCAGTCAGATGCTACTAACTCTGAAGCATTTACTACTTTTGCTAACTGGCACTTAGTGCATAGTATTGGTGGTACTGATTATATTAGTAGATTACCGATTGCAGTGGCAGCAGATACACAATATCATTTAAAAATTAAAATAGACAGCGATAGAAAAGCGACTATTTTTGTAAATGGTATACAGTACAATGTTACTACTACATCAGGAAGTACAGGCGGTACTGCAGTAACAGCAGTTCAACCTGGAACAGCAGCAACTAAAACTGATGCTTTAACTAATGATGTGGATTTAATTCCATACATTGGTATTGAAGCAGGTGCGGCAGCAGCTGAAGCAGTAAACGTACACTACCAATCAATGAGTAGACACGTTTTTGAA